CAAATCCTTTTCAACAGGGCAAACTTTTACTGCACTTTTTACCGTGTGAAAACGCGTTTTTAAGTACAGATACAACATTTTCTATGTATAATAAATCTATAGCTTCTAAGAGACAACAACCTTGTGTTGAATTAGATTGTTCTGATGGTGGTGCGGTTTTTAAAATTCCGTATATAGCACCGGTTAATTGGTATAATTTAATAACGCAAGTTTTTGGATGGGGTGTAGCCCATTTATCAGTTATGTCTCCATTGGCTGTTGGCACAGGTGGTGTCAATGCTGTGGATATATCTATTTATTTACATTTTGAGGATGTTGAGTTATCAGCACCTATGGTACCTCAAACCGCCGGGAGTGGTGGTGGAGGTCCAAAACAAAAGTTCAAAGCGAAAGTTGTGGGAAAAGACTGCGCGTCAAAGGAATTGGACGCAATGGAAGGTGGATCTCTGTCGAGTGCTTTAAAGGCAGGATCTATCGTAGCCACTAAGTTAGGAGAAATTTCAGCAATGTCTTCTCTCGCTTCACCAGCTACTTGGACTTTAATGGCCGCCGCAGGCCTATCTAACTATAATGGTTGGTCTAAACCAACTAATAATAGAGCGGAAACTTTGGTTAGTCAACAGTACGATCGTTATTTGGCGTCATCAGATGGCGTTTCTAATGCATTGCCCATTGCTCTTAGGAGTGATAATGCAGTATCTGTCACAGATGGTTTATCCGTTTATGAAGGAGATGAAATGTCATTTGGTTTCTTATATAAAGTTTCAACGTGTATAAGAACATTTCAATGGCCCGCTAGCGCAAGCACTGGTAGCAGTATAGTTAGTTTCGATGTTAATCCACGTAATCTTTATGAAGTTGGAGTTTCTCCTGGAACTGGACTTACGACACTTATAGGTATGGGACCCCCAATATATTATTTAGCAAATTCATTTGCTTATTGGAGAGGTTCTATCAATGTTACATTTAAGTTAGTAAAGACAGATTATCATACAGGGAGGCTTCAATTGACATGGACTCCAGTTACTACCCCTATTGCTACACCACCAACTATACCTGATAATACTACTGGACAATATTCTTTGCGTGAGATAATTGACATTAAGGAAGGAAATGAATTTACATTTAATTTTCCTTGGCTTAATGAACAGAATTATTTACGTACCGACCAAAACTCGGGTTTCTTCTCAATATCTATTTTGAATGAATTAAGAGCTCCTGATACATGCTCACAGAATGTTGAGATTCTTATGTATGTTTCAGGTGGCGATGATTTTGAACTTCAATTGCCTGGTTTTCAGGTGGGAAGAGATGCCCGTTCTACGTTACCATTTGTGCCACAAACACTTATGGAAAATACGGGCGATAAAGAAATTATCAGTGGTGTTGTTGGTGATGCTGGTATTATCAAGAAACACAATGTTAAGTACTCTGGTATGAGTACAGGTGAACTACCTATGAATGTTAAACAATTTTTGTCTAGATCAAACCAAGTTGTCTTCAAAACACAGCCTGGTACAGTTGATGGATTTGCAGTTTGGCCTTGGCATAATACTCTTATGTCATCAACCATAACTACGGGTACATTAATAGGTCCTCCTGTAGGTCCGGATTTATATTCTATCTTTGCAAATATGTATGCATTCTATCGTGGTGGTGTAAATATCACAGTTAAAACAACAGGTGCTGAAGCTGCGACTTATGGTCGACACGCGGTTGTAGCGGGAACTTTAATTCCTTTTATACCAATTGTCAACTCTCAGCCGTACATTAATCCTGTTGGTGTTACAGGTGAAGGTGGAACTAATGATTACCTTACTGCAGCAACAGCTTTTAGTGGATTGCAAGGTACAGCCCTTAGCAATGCCAATATAGGCTTAGCTTCTTTTAAGGTCCCATATTTCACTAAGACTAAATGTTCCCTTGTGACTCGTCAGGTTGGCAATGGTGGTTATATATCTACAGATGTATCACAACCAACTGTCAGGCTGTCAGTCACTTCTTCGGGTGGATTTAATCATTTTACCTGTCTGCGTTCTTTTGCAGATGATTTCCAACTGTCTTATTTTATTGGATGCCCTCCTATATTTATTAGTGCGTCCTAACCAAACTCAAACTGAAAGAAAAACAAGTCATAAAGTTTTCAAGTATATCTCCTATTTACTGAATTTTCTTAGAATGACGAAACAAATTACAACCTAATAAGTTGTCCCCGTACAATTAATACCTGTTGCGAGGGTTTTTAT